CAGGTCCGGCACAGCTTTGTATGGTTGTCCAGCATCACCGATGCTTCTACGTTGTAGGGTTCCTCATGGTGCTCTACAGCTTTGAGTCTGCCGCTGGTGCTGGAGTAATCATAGGTAGTCAGCCCATCTCTACTGGTTAGGATAAAGTCTATGTAAGGAGTCCTACCAGCAATCTGAGCAGCTATCAGTGTGGCAGAGAGAGACCTAGCCATGATAGTCACCTACACAGCAAAGACTGGGATTGCGTGGAAACTTCCATCATTGTTGATTCTATCTACCTTGAACTGAACGATATCTCCCATCTCAAATTGGTGGCCATTCTCATCCACCCTCTCATCTGCAGGTAAGCTAATACCTGCCGTGGCATCAACATAATGCCAAGCGTTATTGGCTCTCCAGTATAAACGACCGTTGGCCTGACTGAGGTCCAACTGTATCCAACCATCACGGTCAATCTCTACGTTAGCGTCACCAGGTGCGCCGTCAAAGCATTTGAGACAGACCCCATCTGCACCTATCATTGGGAAGTTGTGGAATGTGACAAAAGCACAGTTGGTAGTATTGGCAGATGCATAGTTGCGGTCAAGAGTTACCTGGTCAGCACTGGTGACAGTTGTTATCCAGTACCAGCCAGCAGTGCAGTTGGTACCTGCCGTGATTCGGACGATATCACCAACAACAGCATTGGTGAATCCACCAGTATGTTTGAGGATGGCTGTAGCTCCACCAGCATCAGCTATACCATTATCAGCAGAATGAAGAGGTCCAGCTTTTTCCATCACTGATACTAATGGCTGAGTAATACCATCAAACAAACCCAAGTCAACATTAACAGACCCTAAAATACCTATAGGTAATGCAGGAACATTTGTTGAATCTCCTCCAGACGCTACCTTAATAGTTAGTGTATTTGCATTTCCATCTACAATTGAATATGTGATAAATGAGTCATTTGATGTACCAGCAAATAGTGTGACCGAATCACTGAGTCTAACATTTCCAGAAAAAACATTGCTAGAACCTGCAAATATAACACTGTTGTCATGGTAAGTTAAACCGTCTACTTCCAGCTTTCCACTTACCATCAAATCATCTTCTGAAGCTAGTGACTGAGACGATGTTGCTGCATCCCCAATCCTCACATAGGCACCAGTGCCATAGATAGTTGGAATGTTGGAAGCAGTGGCAAAGGTGAAGTAATCGTCGGTGTCGCCTGAAGGCTGGAGTATGATGCTGGTATTACTCTTGATTGCTGGAGTACCGTCTAGCACCAGTCTGTTGGTCTCACCAGCATCAAAAATGGCTAATGTTGGAACAGTCACTCCATTGAACAGAGCCAGGTCCTTATTCAGTATACTCTGGTCACCTATCGCCAACACTGGTACATTGACTGCTCCACCATCTGGAAGTGCTAACACCAACTCATTAGCGTTGGCATCGGCTGTTTCCCACAATAGGCTAGCATCATCGCTGGAGCCTAGAGTGATAGCTACATCATCATCCCATCCGGTAGTCACTGCTCCACCAGTAGCAGTTCCTTTGCTCTCAGTGATAGTTTCAACACCCTTGTATCCGTTAGTATCCATCAGCTATGTCCCCCAATAAGTGACTTCAAGCACAGCATCACCAGTCACTCTAAGGAATTTCAATGCTGCCATGTTTGCGATTCCCCATACCCGCTTCTTGTCCTTCGCATACCACTTCTCACCGACAGTGGTGGATGGGTCAGTGCCTTGGTATGTGACATAGACATCGTCATCCTGCACATCAATCTCACAGTAGAGGTGTCTCATCCTACCAAGACTGTCTATTGTCTTGACTGTTGCGTCGGTAAGGGTCACCACCGCACTACTAACAGCTACCGCCTCTCTAGTTATTGCTCTTACTATCATCTGGTGCCTCCTGTACGGCCGGATTTTCCATCTTATAGATTTCCTGTTCTAGGTACAACTTGGCTCCAGAGATTAAGGTATGCTGTTGCTGCATTTGAGCCAGTTGCTTGTTGACCTTGGCTAAGTCATTCCGTAAATCGGCTAGAGTCTTGACCTGTGCTATTGCTTCCTGAATCTTATCCAACTGTGTTATCCTCCTTTGGATAGAGTATGTGATTTACTTATGTACCGTAGTTGAGTTCCTTCCCAGTCCTCTCACGGGCAACCCCGTAAGCCTTGGCTGCTCACCACTTGTTCTTGTTGGCAGCGGTAACGTCGTAACCAGCAGGGATTGGTTCAGCCATACATTTCTCAATGGACTTGCTGATAGCATCCTGAATCAGCATGTCACCACTGTCTGAAGTTAGATTATCCACTGCTAGAGGCATTGTTGTCTCCTTTAGGCTTGCTGGAAGCCAGTTAGTATCCCCTGTTTGAAGGTAAGAGTGTATCCACCAATGGTCTTGGAACCAGTCACACCAGCATCATTGTTAACCTTCACAGTGCCGGTGATGTTGATACTACCAAGAGTTTCATGGGTATGGTCTACCGTAGCGGGGGCTGCGATGTCCAACACCTTCTGCCAGCCACCATCAGCAGGTTCGTAGGCTTCATAACCACCACCCTCAAGAGGTTTGAGCCAGGTGTAGCGGTTAGTCATGTCTGGTGTAGTCTGTGAGATGATTATTCCTGCCCCCATGATTCACCAACCTTAGAGTGGGTGGCAACTGGTTAGAGCTACCACCCACTCACTGTGTCTACTTACCCGGTGGCTTTGGTGCCTTTTTCTCCGGCACTAAACCGAGTCTTACCAGCAATTCCTTTGCCATGTTAGTTTCCTCCTTACCTACCTTGACTCTACCGGCCCAGCTGGAGCATGACTTCCAGATCGCCGTAGCCACTGGTGGTTCTGGTTGTCAGGTAGCCGAGAATCTGGTAGCCACTGGATGGGTCAGCCGTTGCAGCGGTGGCGATGGTACCATCACTCCACATCATAGCCAGTCTCTCATTGGCGGAATCACCAAAGTAGGCGGTAGGAGTGATAATGCACCGGCCCCAGGTCTGAACCCACATGAAGTAGTTGGCAGTGAGGGTTGGGCCAAGGAACATGCCAACTGCGGATTCATAACCAGCCGCAGCAGCGACACGGCAGTTGGAGTAGATGGACGGATAGGCCGTGATGCCGGTGGAATCTACAACCAGCAGCGTGGAGAGAGGTTCGTCGATGTAGATGGTGACATCATCGACACTGGAAGCAACCTCATTGCCACAGATTCGGTACTCACGGAGGTGGCCACTAGGATAGACAGCCAACATACCATCTTCATAGGCGTTCTCGGCCCGGTCTGTGGTGTCGTTCATAATTAGTGTGGTACTGCCAACAGCAACATCGCTGGTGGAGTCAAGAGTACCTTCATAGCCGTAGGTGGCAGCACTGCCAGGTGCCAGGTTGTAGTTGCTCAGGATTCTGGCTTGAGGAGCAGTGGTGCTGGTAGCTCCACACTTAGCATACCTGAACACACGACCATCAGCGAATTCCAGCTTGGTGCCGAGTGGGTACAGCTGGGTGCTGGACTGAGAGTCGATGTTAGGTTCCTGGAGACTGAAGCGGCCACCAACGATGTTCGCCGGAAGCCAGAGAGAGGCACCATTGTTGTTGATAATCTTGTGGACTGACTTGTGGATTGCGATTGTCACTGTGTTTTCCTCCCTAGAGTTATTAGGTGGCTGGCGTTAATATTCCACCAGCCACCGACATCCATGGGCCACTAGGCTACAACAGCCGCATCGGTAATGTCGAAGATACGGCCAAGACACTTGGTGGAACCCAACAGCACGGAGCCATAAGAGTCAAGCCTCATGCCTCCAGCATTGAAGTCTTCCAAGCGGTCCCAGGTCCAGAGTTCGTAGAGGTCGCCTTCACCTTCTGTGCCGCCATAGGCATAGCAGAGTCCAGGTTCCTTGGCAAGGACATCACCACGCTTCACGCCGAAGATGGAGTAGCAGCGGGTACCACTGCTATATTTACCTCTGGCATCGGAGGTACCACCAGTGCCGGTACCATCAGATTCGGCAACGAGGTAGTCGGTACGAATGACAGGAATACCAGACCAGAACAGCACCGGCTGGCCGACTTCATTCATACCTCTAGTCAGGAGAGATAGATGGTTGGTACCATTGCTGGACACAGCAAAGGTGAACCCAGCCTCAAGGAAGGCTGAGTCCAGTCTGATGCCGATTTGCTTCGGTACCCACAGCTCATCACAGCCGAATAGCATGGCATCTACCATACGCCTCAGAAGTGCAAGGCTCAGTGCTCCGGTAGCCATGTCGATGTTTAGGTCACTGTAGGTGACAGTGGCAGCAGCGTTGGGTGTACCCCTCTCAGCGGCCAGAGCATGGATACCATCGAACTGAGCCGGGGTGCCACCATAGGTAGTGTCGGCATAGACGAAGCGGTCGCCGATTCTCCTCTTAAGGCCCTTCTCACACTCCAGCAACATCTGAGCCTTATAGTCGTTGTAGGTACCATAGATAGTCTGGTTGTAGCGGTCGAGCTTGCGCTGGATGTAGATGTAGCGGAGAGTAGACTCGACCTCAGAGTACTCCATGTCCTCGCCCCAGGACAGCTGGTCTCCCTGAGCAGCTTCTACCGCAGAGCCTTCGGTGGTGGTGTCCTCTCTCAGCCATTCGATTTTGAGGCCTGTACCAGCAGCCTGAGCGACAGGTACTCTCTCCACCAGGTTGTTACGCTTGACGTCTTCCTCGAAAACGCCGGGAATCTTCGTCGATTGGGTAAGTTTTTGGGCTTCGGTAAGGTCTTTCCAATGCCCGCCAGAGCTTGCCATGTGCAAGACCTCCTTTCAGTTATTACTTGGTAGCAGAAGCTTTGAAGGCGGCTACCCTGTTCTCATGTTTTTCCAGGATTCTTCTGGCCCGTTCCAGAGGAGATTCAGGAGCGGTACCGGATGAACCAGAACCACCAGTATCAAAGTTGGCAGGGCGCTTTCCGTTGCCACCATTGCCGCCGAGCAACCTTGCTGTTTCCTCAATGTGTTCCAGTTCTTCCAGTGTCTTGTCTTTGATGAGTTCGTCCTTTACACCAAGTGATGTTAGGGTGGACTTTACCCTACCAAGAAGCTTCTCCTTCAGTTTCTTACTGCCATCATCGGCAGCGGTAAGTTTTGCCTGAGCCTCGGTAAGCTGGGTCTTGAATGGCTCGTACTCTTTGAACCTTGTCTCACTCTGCTCCAAAGCAGCCTGAGCCTTGAGGTGATTGGAATGAGCATCGTCACGCTCTTTGATGAGGTTGGTAATCTGTGACTGATACTCTTTCTCCTTACTCTCGGCTCCACCCTTCACAGCCAGTAGGTCTGACTCCTTGACATATTTGGTATTGTTAGTACCATCAGAGAATGTCCAGGAGCCGTCTTGGTTAGCTGTCCACTGGGTCTGAGTGGTTGTGTCTCCCATGGTTGTTACCTCCGTTAAGTATATTGTAGTTCCTAGCTAACATTATGTCAACAATATACTAGTATAGCTATATAGTGTTAGCCATCAACTAGTATATTACTGACTCCGGCCAGTGTCTACCAGCAAGCGGTTGTAGACATCACGGGCCTGCTGGGTTTTGAAGGATGTGGTTCGACCCCAATACACTAACCATGCGTCGAGGTATGGGTTAGCATACCGTAGAGCTTCTCTAGCATCACTCACATCCGACTCTATGGCAGATACCAGCTTCCTGTTACCGGTGGTTGTGATGTTGCGAATCTCCTGCTGACGTTCTATGTTACGGCCAGTTGTTTGCAGGTATTTGAACTCCTTGTAGACAGCCTGTTCCTGCGGTGTGTACCTGGCTATGATGGTATCCCACAGACTGTTGTACGGCTTGAAGTAGTCTCTGGTAATGGCCTGTCTGACTCTCTCCATCGGAGTTGAGTTACGGCTCATGTAGGAATCCCATTCAGATTTCAGGTGCGGCGGCATAGCATTCTCAATAGCCTCCCTCTGCTGCCAGAAGCTATCCCAATCGTATACCAACTGGCCGTTCTCATCCTTAATCTGTTTCAGTTCCACACTGAAGTAGAGGTTTAGCAACTCTCTCATGGGATGTTGGACAGGCATAGCCACGCCATATTTCTTGTAGTAGTCCTTGCGGCCTTCCAATGTCAGTGCTGGATTCTCCTTCTGCTTGATATCAATATACTCCCTCTGCTTGGTGTAGATGGCGCTGAGTGAATCATTGTATTCCACAGCACCAATCTGTCCAGCACGGAACTGCTGCTCCAGAGCCAGCTTGTCATCTCTCAGACTAGTCACATAATCTTCAATACTTGACCAGTCTTGGTCTAACTTGTTCAGTACCATCTGCTGTTGACTCGGCAGTAGAGGTCTGGATAGACCCTGCCAGCGGTAGACATCCAACTCTTTCAACTGCATCTGTTCAGTTGGAGATAGACCACCAACCATATCCCAGATTCTGTACCCATGTTTGCTGAGCCAGTCCTGTTGCTCTGGAGAATAGCCAGTCATTTGCTCGATGGTCTCTGCTGAGGCTTTGGAGACATCCAGCTGCTCCTGTGACTTCAGTCTCATCATACCAGTCTGCTCAAACAGTGCCGAGTATAGACTGGATTCTCTCTTGCTGGCATCCCATATAGCCTGTTCCTCTGGAGTCAGAGTGTCCTTGTTCTGCATCTTCGTCCAGATAGCTAGACCATCAGCACCTCTAGTTGTAGCTTCTACCACTGTCATGTAGTCCCTGAAGTTGTCATGGAAGATATGCTCAGTGATGGTTTTCACTGGAGCAAAGTTAGGGAAGGCGGCATTGGTTAGGTCTAATGGTGTACGCCAGATGGCTGGCAGAGACTCACCCATCTGTGGAGTCTGGCCACCGAACAGAGACATTGGGATGGAGATGTGAGCGCCTGGGAAGAAGCCGTAACGCTCAAGCAGGTCATTTATAGCAGAGAACACTCCAAGACTATCATAGTATTCTGGAAAATCACGCTTGGATAGACGGCCAACATAAGAGCCGAATATGGTGCCACGAAACGGATTGATTTCTACACTGGTGCTAGGAACATGTATGTAGCCACTGTCGGTGTTATCCTTGTACCGTTCTAAAGTGGTAAAGGCTCCAGGATGCTGTAGGAAGCTTCGAGGCAGCCAGAACCATCGCTGAGATTCATAAGTGTTTCCTGTTGGAATAATACTTCCATTACAATTAGCAAACCATGTACCAGATGGTGTAACTGGACACCATATCTTACCTTTGTAATGCTTGGTTGTCATACGTCTGCACTCTTTGGCATGGTATGGTTTATTATTACTTAGAATATTTATCCTAGAACCTTTCACAGTAACTACCTTACCAAGTAGCACTGATAACAACTGGAAAGCCTCAGACACCTTACTAGGATTCTGCTTCCAACTTGGTATATCATAGCTAGTACAACCTTCTGCCTTAAACATTGCATCCCACATAGACTTCGCCGCTTGTTTGGATAATAAACTAACTATCTCAGGTAAGTTAGTCCAGTCAGGACATATATCAAGTATCCTATCTGAGTCAGCTTGTTTAACCCAAACAGTGAAGTCTAAACCATTATCATTACTATATCCTGTAGGAACTCGGTAGTGTCCTCTAGTACCTGTAAGTTGTTGTATATCTATAAGGTACTTATGTAAGGACTGGTAGATAACCATTCTAGGCTTCCTATTCTCAGACCTATTAATATAACCATCAGTACAGCACCAACCAAGTATAGCAGCATCCCTAGGTGACAGTATACTACTGGTAGGAAAGTCGTGGGCTAATGCTCTAGGTATCATATCATAACCATCAGTAAGCTCATAACCTCTCTTAATACTAGAGTAGCCTTGTTTATTAACCACCAACCAACGGTGATTTGGTGTGAACTCAATATCTTTACCCTTAGCTGGTATAACTATTAAGTCACCATCATAGTCAAACTCAGCTATCTCCTTAACTGGTTCCCAATGTGTGGTGAGTGTTTCAGGATTAACTACCAATACATCCTCTCCAATTGCAAGCTGGGAGTGATGCTTCCAACCACTCTTGGTAAGTATGGTAACATGGTCAGGCATACACCAATAGGGATAAATGGTCTTCATAGCAGCATCGAAAGCGTTGGCATGGGTGTAGTCCACAAAGTCCTTGTAATACCACTTGTGGGCTTCGTCCATAGCTGACTGACGGAGTTTCTGGTAGTTAGTGAACTCTGGTAGAACTGCTCTACCTCGTGGAGTATTACTTCTAACTATCTGTTTAAGCTCATCAATCCCCATTGGTAGGTTATCATCTGCTCCGAATATATATTTATCGGAGAATCCAGCTTTCCTAGCAATGTTATAAACCTCATCAGGAGTTTTGAGTATTCGGTCGGTGGGAGTATTGAGCCATTTCTGAACGTCTGTGGAGTAGGCTCTCTTAGGGTTGGCTATATCCCTCACAGCATTGGCGGTTTCCGTCACATACCGCTTAATCTCCACCATCTCCGACTCTGGCAGCATTTTGGAGTTGAGAAGGTTGTGGAAGTCTTTACCAACAGCATCCAACTCCATCTGCTGCTTGGTCAGCCAACTAGCTTTGGACGGGTCAATGCCAAGTCCGCTGAACACCTGGTCATAGACTGCACCGATGGATTCGTCGGTAAAGCCTTCATCAGTACCTCTGACAAAGGCTTTCACATACTCCACAAAGTGTACCTTACTGTTCTGAGCACAGAGACAGTCCAGCAATCCACGGCTGATGTCGTCTCCTCTAACATTGAGCAGTCGGGCAATGTCATTGGGTGCTAGAGGTCTACCTACAACCTTCACTGGTACTCTGTTTATGTGGATTCCCTGTGCAGAGTCTATCTGACTTGACAGCATGGTTATCTGGCCGTCCAGTCTGGCTACGTCTAGGTCCATGGTGTTATACATGGAGTCGTTCAGGGAGTAGAAGGAATCCCAGTCAATATCTTTACTGGATTTCTTTCCGGCAAAGAAACCTCTACGCCACTCCATGTTCTGGACTCGGAAGCTAGAGAGTAGCTCACGCTTGGTGGTGAGGACATCTAGCAATCTGGTAGATGAGTTGATGTAGTCAGCGTTATCACTAACCGCTGGTAAACCGGCTTTTATCTTATCCACCACACGCTGAATGTCGGCACCAGACCTTTCTATATAGGTAGCTATTCTATCCATGTCAGCATTGATGGTGGATATTCTATCAACTAGAGGTAATCCTCTGCTGCGTATGGTAGCTTGGGCCATTACCTGCCTAGGAGTAGCTCCATACATCTGACTCATTAGCTGAACAGACTGGAGAAGCTGAGCCATGTCTTCAGGAGATTTAACCTCCAACTCTATCAACTCATCGGCAAGTTTCCTGAACCCCTCACCAGCTCTTTCTGGACCCCTAATGAAGTCATCCTGAATTATGCCAAGAGTCTCACTAATGCCTTTGGTGATGGTACCAGCATCAGTCAGTAGCTCATCATCATTGAACAGAGTTAGCAGGTGATCTCTAGCTGAGTTGGAAAGTTCAGGGTGCATGGACAGCACTTCTCTAACCTCCCTAGCAACAATCTTCTTCCTACTCAGCATGGACATAACTGACATGATGGTACTGTAGTCGCCGGACAGTTTAGCCTCACCCACTAGACTCTGGACATACTTAGCCAGTTTCTTGTCGGATAGTTTTGGCAGTCCAGTAGGTCCAGCTTTCAACAGCTTTTCTAGAGTATCTCCACCCTTCTCACGGAGAATCTGTATGTATCTCCGAGCTATAAAGTTCCGGCGAATATCCATTGAGTAGGCACCTGGCAGTCTAACTAGCCCGGTGTAAACCTTATCGCCCCAATCCTTAGCCAGACCACCTATTTGCAGTATCCAGTTATTCCAATCCTCATCGCCACCTAACCGCTTGAAAATCTGCCCACCAGTTTCGCTGATACCCTTAGCCTCACGGAACATTGGGTCCACAGATAGTCCTATTGCTATAACATCAAACTCGTCTCGGCCAATACTACCTGGTGTCACCCTACCAAACGCTGACCTGATATAGTCTTCCACCACATTCATAGGGCCATACATAGCAAAGGCCAGGTACGCCTCAGCGAATGGTCTCACTATCAACCTGTCAATTTGGTTTCTCCACACCGATTGAAGTGGAGCAGATACTCTAGTCAGTAAGGTTGAGAATGCTCCAGCCTGTTCTCTAGCCAGTGCTGCCTGTGATTCCATTGTCCTCACAGCTATGTTGAAGTTACGCTTGGAGAGAATCTCAACAGCTTCGGACATGGATTTAACCTTAGCAAGTGACTGAGCTACATTGATAATCTTGGTAGATTTGGCTGTTAGTAATGCCTGAACCTTGACCAGATTCTCTGGGATGTCTGTTATATCCAGTTTCTTAGATACTAAGGTAGCAGCTTCCTCAGCACTGAGTCTGCCGTAGGTAAACATGTCCTCAAAGACGTTATTGACAAACTCCACAGTTTCCTTAGTTATCTCCTGCTCTGATATTTTGGAGCCAAGAGACTTGGCAATGGTGGTTAGTTCTTCCTTGTTGAGGGGCCCATGCATCAGCAGTTGTCTACCAAATACAGCTTTGTCCATGTCACTGTTAGGATGCTTCTGAGCAAACTTGATAGCATCATCAATTAGCTTGGTGGACTTAGCTCCCCACTGGTAGTCGCTGATTCTCCTGAATGGAGTTTTGAATGTTTGAGATAGGTACTTGGCACTTATCTGTGCTGTTACGTTCTGTATCCTGATAGCTCGCTGGGTGACTGTTTGTGGAATCCTTGACACGCCAGCTTTTATTAGGTCAAATGGTATGTCCATTACCTTAGCAAAGCCGGATTCAGCAGCACCAACAAATCTACCTACATATGGTATAGGCTTTGCCATCTTGGTGGCTATGCCCCAACCTACATAGGTCATAGGGTCAAGTGGAGTTTCCATCAGCATTTTGAGCCACATGTTGTTGTCCCAGTCATTCCAAGCTCTGCCATAGGCCACCCATTCAGAGTCAGTCTTCCTATACTCCTCATAGGCTTTTTGTATGTCCGGGAATAGAGAGTCACCGCCAGAGACCTGCCCAGGCAATATTCTAAGTTTCTTTCCAAGGTTAGCATAGACCATACCAGACAGTGGTCTGGTAACATGCTCAAAGTAAACTTCGGCCAGTTCACCTAGAGCAAGTCCAGGAGCCTGCCATAACTCATTCAGGAAGTCAGTCCACCTATAGTCCGGCATCTTAGCTATCTCGGACTTGTAAGCCTCAATCTGGTTGTTACGCTCCTGCCACATTTTGACAAAGTCAAGAGCATCCTCGCTAGGTGGCTGCTGTGAATTGCTGGTTTCTAGGTATTGCTGCCATTCCTCATCAGACATAACTTGAGGTGGCATCTTGGGAACATTCAGAGCTTTGAGGATTTCCTGCACAGTTAAGGTCTGGACAGCATGCAGACCAGTCCTGGTCTCAGCAAAGTTAGGTGCTACTAGCTCAGGTGTGGTCTCGGAGATAACCTGCTGAGTGCCTTCTGCTGAGGTAGCTCGGCCAGCTAGGGCTTGGAACATTGAGTCTATGGTGGTGCGGAAGCTGGACATCTCATCAGAGGTGAGTAAGTCAACCTGACTGGATGGAAGTTTGGATAGAACATCATCGGAGGATGACACTGCACCAGATTGTATAGCAACTGGAATTTCAGAGTAAAGGGATTGGAAGAGTTGGTTCTTCAGCAGTTCATCCGTAAGTCTGGTTATGTTTGACTTAGCTTTGGCCTGAGCTTCCTTTGCTCCAGGTATCCTATAATACTTGGCCTTAGCTCCAGTTACTCCAGGCTCTACTGGCACATTACCAGGCTGTGAGTATAGTGGGAATGGATTCCATATCCACTTTTTCGGTTGGCTATACCACTCACTGTACCTGGTTGAGTAGTCAGACCAGTTAGACAATTTGGATTGTATGTCAGATTCCTGAGTCTGGTATTTAGTTAACTCCCTCTGCCAGTCAGAGAGCTGTTTGTTAAAGGTAGTCTGGTTCTGGTTAGTCGGCATAGTCATAGTATTACTCTCCTAGCAGAGAATTTGCTGAGACACACGCTAGAGTCAAATCTGGCTGTGCAAGTATCAACACACAGCAGAGTTAGAAGCTGAGAGGCAGTTAGAGTCGAGTCTAGCTCTAACTCGTCTGTGCGCTCAATTCTGTGCGTCTGACAGCGCATCATTACCGGCACCTACACTTCCTGTGGCTGTACCATAGACTCAGCGGCTCTGGTTGATTCCTCCGGCAATACTTCTCTAGGTACACTAACTTCACCAGCCCGTGCTGCTGGTTTAGGTTGAATGCCGGAAGCTTTAAGCTGGTTAAGTAGCCCCTCCACAGCCATCTCATATAGTTCCGCTGTGTCGGTGTCTCCATTGTCTCGGTTCAACTTAGCAGCCTCTCGATATGCTTGGATGGTATCCACCAATACAGCAACTGGATTCCTCTGAGCATCATCCTTGGAAACACGGGCCTGCTCCAGTAGTGGATTCTTAATTTCAGGGAATAGGATATCCATTACTGTGGTGGTAGAGAGTCTGAAGTTCGGGTCAAGCATCCTGGCGGCAGTGGCTCTCTGCAACAGGAATCCCGGTATGTCGATATTGAAGTCCACATCGAACTTGGTGTTCTCATCCAGGCCGGTCGGCATCTTCAACCTGTACGGCTTGTACTTGTATTCCTTGATGCTGTCCAGCCAGAAATTGGTTACATCACTGAGAACACCTTTGATGGCTATTTGGTAGGGAGTCAGCACCTCTAGAGCAGCGGAAGCAATCTGGCTCATGGCTACACCAGTCAGTTGCTGTTGCAGGTTGCCGTAGAGAACCCACGGGAAAAGACCACGCTGAGACATGTTCTGGTACTCAAACAGAACCCGTGTCAGTTCAACCGGCAAAGCTGGTAGTGGTATAGCCTGCACGGATTCACCAGGTGCACCTCTGAATATTGCACCACGCTTGAACATATCCTCTTCCCTGAGTATTGGTGTCTCTCCACTAGACTGCTCAAACCAGCGTGGGTTGGCGGTGTCTCTCACCAGCTGTTGTGTAAAGGTCAGCATCCTATTATAGTTATGGATGAGAGATTCATTGGTGGCAATGATGGCTTCACCATAATGCTCTTGCCAGATTTTACCACCAGTCACAACTCCCTGGTCAGGTAATCCTCCAACTGGAGAGGTGAAGACAGGGATTCGGTGGCAGGTAACATCAGACTTCTCGGCCGGTTTGACTAGGTTATTACCCAGCACAATGGAGTTGCAGGGGTCACCGTCGATGTCATAGAACCACCAATCATACATAATGGTTGTTGAAGTTCTAGGCACATCAGTCAGTATCCAGCCCATCTTCCTGGCCTTAGCTAACGCTGCTGAGGTACTGATGGTATACATGTGAGCAACCTGAGTGAGACCATCCTCACCAAACTCCGGATAAACAGTATCTGGATGCCAGACGTTGGAGATGAGCTCATCCTCAGTAGCTAGAGCAAATACAGCGTACCAGCCAGTAGAAAGCATCAGTGAGACCAGGTCTCGGATGTAGGACTGACGGCCACCAAGTCTATAGCTGTGGTTGATATTCCTCCATCTAAGAGTCATGTAATCCTCAAGATAGGAAGTCTTTGGAATATCAACAGCAGCTAGGCCGTCGGTTGGTATACGGTAGGCTATGTTGCTGGAAGTCAGCAAATGCAGAGCCAGGTTGAACCCTGTTCTAGGGTCATTGCTGACCACTGACTCCATGCCTTCTTGCTTCAGTTTGTCTTCCAGAGTCAGCACCTTATACCAATCAGTTATCTTCTTATGTCTGGTAGACCAGGCAGTCTTGAGTTCCCTGCATGTGGATTGGATTTTCTTGATTTCCTCAGCAGTGTTCATTTAATGCCTCCATCCTAGAGCCTGACCTATCAAGCCCCGTTTCATCTGTGGATGCTGCCAGCAGGAGAGGAATACGCACCAGCTCATGAAGATGTCATCCAGACCAACACTGACAGCCTCTTCACCAACTAGCTTAATGTTTCGCAGTTGGTTAATTAACTCAATATCTTCCACCTGAGTATCAGGTAGAGTGTTGGTAATGGCGTTCATCATGTAGTGTTTGGTGCCATTTCTACCACCAGTTGTACGCCATCCTAGTGACATTGTGGTTTGCCCACTAACAATGTCTTTCCGGCGATAAACAGGACGGTATCCATTGTTGAATAGGACAGTGAGAGCGAGGCCGTGACCATTGTCTTCCCAAGTGCAGATAGCTCGGTTGTAATAGCTGGCGAGTTGGATGGCCTTGTCATAGGTTACCCCTGGCGTGTAGAGACCGGAATCCCTAGCACAGTAGATTGGTTTACCATCTTTGAAAGTACCAACAGTAATGGCAGATTGGGTTATACGAGCTTGGCCTGGGTCTATGGCCACCATATAGTGCTGGCCTTTCTCAGGTTCATGCCAGATATGGGCAGTGCCAACAATCTTCGGTGCCGGATAGCACTTAGCTGAAAGGTGATTAACCTGCTCAGGGTCAAAGTAAGAGTCTCCTGTACTGAGGAAACAGCTCTCATCATCTTCTGGAAACTCCTGTTTGAAGGTACGACGAGTCTCACCTGAACGGCTCAGACTTTCCTTTTCAAGAATCTTCCAGCGACGCCATCTAATTTGGTCTAGAGTTAGATGGAATCTCTCTACCAATACAGATTCTTCCTCAGTCAGGTAAAAGTCTGGTTTGACTGTTTCTGGTATATGCCTCAGTATCCGAGTATCACCCAGCACTATCTTATACTCAGGCTGTAGCCACCATGGGTAGAAGTGGGACTTGAATACTGACTGGTTGTTCTTGGCTAGCAAGTACATCTCATAGAACTCGTTTTCCTGGCCATTGCAGGTACTGAACACATCCACAGTACCGTCGGCTGGAACTCTATCTAGTGCTGGTGAAAATATCTTCTCTACGGAGCCTGGTACCCAGAAGGCAAACTCATCAGCGACTAGGTGGTGAATTACCTCAGCCCTGCCAGCCACTTTGGAACCAGATGAAGCTATGTAGATGCTGGACTTACTAACCGTCACACCCTTATGCTTGAATAGGTAAGTCTTCTCATAGGTGGAGTTTTTGCATAGTCCTACTGACGTAAAGTAGTTGTGGTTACCTTCAACCTCCACATTATACACATAGTTGTATATTCTGTCGGAGGTCAGAGCAACTTCCTTAATCCTAATATCATAAGGAAGTAGACCATAACCAAACTTGGAATTCCACACATACTTGGACTTTCCTCTAAACCTCTCGGGCAATTTATACTCCATACACTCCGGTACATATGGAGCAATTAGAGAGAAGAACCTATTGTGATTGTCACCACCAGGTGGATTTGGGATTGTTAGGTGTTGGTAGTTTCCATGTGGTCTAACCTCAACCAACACACCAAACTTACTCATCAACACAGCCTTCATATTTAGCTGCGTGGAATAGTCGAAGCAGTCGGTGCTGATGTTGGTAACATCCCACTTACCGCTGCAACAACCATCATCACAGTACCAGATAGCCAGACCTCTAGCATCTATGTCATCAATACCCCATGACTCAAAGTATGGACAGTTGTGCAGGCTGAATGTATAAAGCATGGTGCTACCTGGATAACCATGATTCTTACTCTCGTGCCAGTCACTACACTCATCCTTGAGTATGGAATATTTAAACATGGCATAGGCTCTATCCGCTTGGCCAAACTTTATTCCTCTGTCTGATAGCGAGCCATCACCGAGTATAGAACCTATAATAAGTTGCTTCTGGTCACTGTTTGGTATAAATCCATTATGCCAGGTAGTGTCACCAACATCCACATTACTGGCCATCTTCCATCCAGAGTCAGTGTATATGGGATGATTTGGTGTCATCATATGAGAAAACTTATGGCCCGAGCCAAGCGTAATCCACTGATGATTGCTAGGATACTTGAACCATCCAACAACTTTCTTTGGCTCCACATCACCATTACCAATATTGCAGGATAAGACCTCCACCCTCTTTCTCTTATTAACAATCTGTCCTATCTGTCTAAATGTGCCATCAGCCAATTGTATCTTACTATGATACGGTAGACAGTTGTGATGTATTTCTGGAAAGCCAGGTATGTTCAAGCTGGCTAGGTGATTATAGAAGAACTCGGTTTTGCTGAGTAGACGTTCGGTGATGAAATCCTCATAGGCGATAAGGACTGTGTTGGTACCAGGTGTAGTAATGGTATCAATTAGCCTCTCCGCCAGCTTGACACTGGAGAACCCCACCTGAGCAGGTTTCACATAGATGTCCCTGCCGGTCTCAGTGGAGAGAGCGTCGTCCTGAATCGGATTCAGTTTGAATGACATAGGTACGGTATTCTTACCTTCAATTACCAGCAAATTCTCAATGAACCGCTTCCTATTGCGGTCACGGATAAGCTCACTGAGAGGTATGCTGGTGATGGTAGACACTACCGAGTCACCCACTCGATTGATGCGGCTCTAATGCCGGATGGAGTACCAAATGGAACAAATATCCTGACAAAGAAGTTGCCTGAGGTCTGTGGCAGAAGCTCACCAAAGTTAGGCCAGACCGTCAAGTTATCAGTGGCAGTAACCACAGCAGTTATGTTGGCAGTGGCTGTACCATTATTCCTGATAAACAGTTCCTTCTCTGTAGTGGTACCTGGCATAACATCTAACTGCAATCTGTTCACTGGTTGAGTTAGAGCCATGTCGGAGTAGACCTCAATAACTGGTGAACCCACCAGAATATTGTACTCTATATCCACTCTTTTCAGGACAGTCTGTACCTGAGCGTAGGCTACAGCGTTAGAGACTATCGCCAGTAGAGCGACACCAACAATCCACCACTTTTTCAACCTTCTCTCCTTAGGAACAGAGTCACTGCCTGAGCCTTGTTGCAAGCTCCTAACTTCTCGTAGATTTTTACCAACTGATTCTTAACGGTAGAGAGAGCGTAACATCTAACATCAGCAATTTCTCGGTTGGTCATGCCAAGACAAACCATTCGCATGATGTCAGTCTCGCCGGAAGATAAGGCCACCATAGCTAATAGCCACCTCTCCTAGCTTTGGTGCTGTATCTCTGACCACGGAGACCAACTCGGCTGGTATGAGCTTTCATAACATTGTGGCGACCAGCAGCAGCCTGTCTCGGTGTGGCTTTCTTTCCCTTAGCCATTATATCACTATCCCGTAGTGAGCTAGTATGGCCCTGACCACGCCGTACAGGACAGCCACAGCACTGGCTGAACCAACGCCAGAAGCTACCAGTTGCTTTCTGGTATACCTCTGTGACGGCTCATGGCCACCAGACTCCATTATAGCCTCATGCTCTTTCTGTAGAACCTGCAAAGCAATGTGAGTCCTATCTGCCAGTACACACACATTGCTGATACGCTCATCCCACTTGTGGAACATCTCCTCGTGGACATTCATCTTGGTGACAAGGATAACCAGTAGGTCGTGGTCAGACTTACTGTCCAGCTCTATTTCAGCCAACTAGGTACCCTCCTTCTTCTGTATGAGAATTTCCTCCCTCTCTCGTCTGATGGTAAGTGTTAGCTGGGTAAAGTCTATGCCCTCTGGAGCTGCTACCTCTCCAGCCAGTTGCTTGATATACCCTAACTGCTGTGGTGTGTACTGAGACCTAATCTTCAGCAAATACTCATGCTCTTGTGCGGTCAGAGTCTCACCTAATGCAGCCTTCATTAGGATAGTGAAATCCTTCTGTAGGGCCAGGTGAAAGTTTCTGACAAACTCCATGGAAAGAAACTCGTTAGCAAGTTTCTTCTTGGACTCGGTGAGACCCTCAGTGTCTTGTTTAAGGAACTCTGGGTCATCTCTACGCCACTTTAGGACTGTGGCTAGGGTGATGCCGGTTAGTTGGGCAGCCTCGGTGACGGTGAAGTTAGCAATCCTCAACGCCATGTATTTATTCTTGTTTGAATGGTCGGTAAACACTGGTAGCATGGACTCAGCGATGGCCTGGGTGTCGGTTGAGTTAACTTCGTCTGTCATAATAAGCCCCCGTAGACTTTGGTACTATTGTAACACCTATTAGAGAGCGGTGCAATAATATACTAATTTTATGTCAACTTTACATAACAATCAGTATATTGACATTTTATTTCCTATGTGATATACTTATACCAGATAAGTAGAGAGGAGGATGTGAGATTGGATACTAAGGAGGAGCACGGGCAGGACCGAGGCATACATGTAGGTAGGTTTCTTCTATCGGATGAGCAAATACTAGAATGGCTTGGAATGACTGAAGGTAAGCTTAGGTATATCTCCATATCAGAGGATTACCGTGGTGTCATAGTAATAGTGGAAGATAATGACTCATTGCCGGTAGTTCAAGCTGGAGAGATAATACCGTTCGTCATTCCCACAGTTTACGACCCGGGCATTGATTACCTACTATACTCCACACATAGCTGGCGTAAGAGACTATCTGTATGGTTGTCATTCACCAAGAAGTGTATTACCTTTAGGAAAAGTCACTAATGGATGTTTGGTGGAAATGGGCCAGACGGCAAGCTGACTGCTGTCACTGCAACCTACCAATAGCAGTATCATCACCAATGGTGATAAAGAAGCTGTGGAGAAAAGGTGATGAGAATAACCGGCGAGTCAACATTAGATTCTATTACCATCCGGAGTGTTATATGGCTGAAGGATTCGACTACCTGACAATGAACCCATACACGGCAGGTACCCGCAAACGTGGACCGAAATCATCTCTAACACCTGAGCAGCAGAGAGCTAGGAGATTAATATTGATGAGGAGAGCTAGTCTGTTGCAAAGGAAGAGGAAGCTGAAATCGCCGTACCCGGACCGCCTGTTGATGGAAGCCCGCATTGATGAGAAGCTCACCGACCTAATGATTGAGATTGCACCATTGGGTGGAATACCTACCAGCTGGCTAAAGGTCGAAGTGGATAAAAGTAGCGTTGGTGGTAAGGAGAGCAGCCCTAATGATGGAGGACATAACCCATCATGATGAGTATGTAGCACATGGTAGGTGGAGATGCTCAGCAAGTCCAACTGGTGCTCATCATTGGATAGAGATAGGCCACTTTCACCACACCGGCAGTTTCTATTGCAAATGGTGTTTTGACTCAAGAGATTTTCCTATCTCCTACGACTCATCGGTTGGATTCACTACCTTGAACTATGGTAGAGGTACAGAGGTTGATACATATGTCAGATATAAAAGGTAAAACCAGCCACTTGTTTGGAATGAAACAGTATTTGGAGAGTGGGTCGTGGAGATGCAGCAAGTCTCCAACCGGTGCTCACTACTGGTTTGCCCCGATGCACTCCAGCAAGTTCCGATGTAAATATTGTAAGGAGGAGAGAACCTTTGGCCAACAAGGAACACTCAGCGATGGACCACAATACCCAGTCAATAAACGAGGTGGAGGAAATGCCAACAACAGGGTGGGGCTATTACATACAAGGAAGCGACCAGCAGTTGGAAATGGAAGAGTTAGGAAGCTGGCTTAGCCAGATTATCCATTGCCCGGTACATTACCCAGCATGGGGTAAGCCCATCTACGAATGTCGGTGTGGAGTGCTATTCCCACGCTGGTTCGTGACTGCATGCAAACCTGAAATGGTAAATGAAATCCTGAAAGCTCACACCAATGGATACAAGTTGCAGGAAAGTTGGGCCAGTGCTGGAAAGACCAGCCACAGTGTACCACGCTATAATGAGAAGGAAATAGTGGAAGCATGTGGACTCAACTATGAGGAAGGTGTAGTCTAATGACACACCAAGTCTCGGTAAGGCTGGGAACTATCTGGCTGAAATCTCTGTCGTACCTATATAACCGTAACATAGCTAGACCAACCATCATATGGTACTATAGGAAACGATTTGGCCGCAGTTTCGTCGGTGTCTACAGCGGCGTCCCGGTTGTGAGTACCTGGCCCACTGACCTAAACAGACCTGCAACAAAGTCTGGTTAGGAAGAAATTCTACAGTCGGTGAATTTGTCAGAATCGGTATAGAAGACTCATTTTCCTATCTCAAAACTTGCTGACCCGTACCCCCGCTGTGGCTGAGAATGGTTCACATGAGAAGTGCTGGGACAATAGTTCACAGTTGAAGTGGTGGGAAACGCATCACTGGCGATGTGGTTTGGTTCACATAGAGATAGTTAAGTTCCTACTAATCAATTACAGCACAAAAGAAAAGCGGGAATCTAGTGACTGCCTGCTAGACTCCCGCCTCTCCGGCTTAGAACCTCTGTGCTACTTGACTGGTTTGAGTAACCCGGCCTCAATCGCCGCTTTCTTGACTTTCACCTTCAACTGCCACTGCTTGGAGTTGTTAGTCTCAGCCTCGATAGCCGCTCTCTCAGCCTCAGTACCAAACTTCTCGACAATCTCTGACAGGCTCAGCCCATACTCAGCCTTGCTCTTTCCCGACTGTCCCGACCCACCCTTGTGAGTCGTGGCCGCCTTTGCCGGAGTCTGATAGTCGAAGCCCATGACTGTCTCGTTGGCTTCCGCCTTGTAGATGTAGTGGAAGCCGATTGCCTTGACTTCAGCCATGAGAGCTTGGATTGACTGATTCTGCTTGTCGCTGACTCGAATCAGCCGTTCTAGCTTCTCTACCGCCGCCTTGCGAGCTTCGGCCAGTTCCGTCGCTTCTTTGGCGAGTCTCTCCGCTTCTGCCTTGGCAAGCTCAGCCTTGCACTTTTTCATCTCTGCTGCGATGGTGAGCATTTGGTCGGAATTGCCTTCCTGAGACGCTGTTTGCATCTGTGCAATGAGTTCTGCCAATGTTGCCATCTTGTTG